AACATCAATAGCCACTCTAAAATGAAATATATGGCGATGAGGATGAGCTAAAAAACTAACATCGTATTCATCACTAGTATTTAGCTTAGGATCAGTATTTGCGGCAGGGTAGCAGTGTATGCCTTCTCTTTGAAAAGTTACCCAAATCTGTCTTTCAGCTGATTCCATTCTTCGATCTATCACTGATCTAGTCTCCTGATTTACACTCATGATATGTGATCTAATGCCTCTAACATGTCATGTGCATGTGCAATTTTTTCTAATTCTTTCTCTACTGTTTCTGAATAATCAATATGCTCTGCAACACCTTGTGGACTTGCTAGAAATATTTTAATATTAGTTTTTGCAATATTGATTTCATTTTCGTACTTTGCTTTTAGATTATCTACTATCATACTGTTTCTTCCTTTATAATTTCATCATTTCCATACTCTGACCATATAGTCATTTGATCATAACTTTTTAATTTGTCCAATGAATGACACCACACACCGTCATTAGTTGCATTAAAGTCTACGTCATCTATCTTAATAGTAGTGTTATCGTTATACTGCTCAATGTTAGGTAGTTTAACTGATATCTGTGTTATGAAACCTTCAAACTCATTGAGTTGTTCTAACCATTTACACTTCTTTTGAACGTGCTTAATGTCTAAGTCCAATGTTACTTTATAACCTAAACGTAAGACATGTTCAATTTGACGTACCCACTCACCAATGTTCTCTCCATCAAATGATTGATTGGCTCCGAAGTACACATGATCGCATTCATGTTTTGTGGCGATATCGGTGATTTGCTCCGGAGCCATAACTCCAACAACAAACAGTGTGCGTAAATTAAATGCTGGTGTATGCTCTATTTCATCACCCACAAAATATTTTACGTCTGTTGCACTGCCTGTTGAGTAATCTCTTTTCATAATGATATTATACTAGCTTTCAGATTTAATGTCAAGCTCTTGCTCTAACTTTTGTATTTCTGCTTTTGTCCGTGCTTTATCCATTTTCATTTTGTTTAAATCAGTATCGTTTAGATAGTTACTGTATCCTAAGCTACACTGTTTATCTAAATCTCGATGTTTATCCTTTAATGCTTGTAAATGATCAAATTGACTCATGATTCCTCCATTTCAAGTTTATCTAACTTTGCTTCGTCTAATGTATCTTCTACTACTTCTTCTTCTGACACATCAAACAAATTATTAAACATAGTACCTGCGTTGACAGTCTTCTTACCTGTTGCTCCTCTAGTGCCAATAATTGACATCCAAAACTTACTATAATGCTCAATAATAGCCATTGATTCTTCTTTAGTATCTGCTGAAAATATAGCTTCACATACATCTCTAAATGTTACTGTATCAAATGTTTCTTGTATTAACATTTTAGGATAGTGTCCTGCATCATACTGCCTATTAGCTTCTTGTACAGCATTAAGATGTTGCCAAACATTGTGTCCCATCATAAGTGCGTAACTAAAACTATCCCATGATGTTTTACCTTCTTTACCATTCTTATTTAGGTCACCTGGCTTGTATATACAAATATCTTTCATCTCTAAGTTGCGTGATATTGGTGAATCGTTAAATGTAGTATGAAATCCATCTGCTAGTACACCTTGACTAAACTGTCTAGTATCTGTTGAATACTTCTTGTCATCAGCAGTTGATTGCATTCTATAAGTCCATTTGCCTCTGTCTGGTGTTTCAACATCAGTGTATATCTGCCCATTTGCTGTAGCAAGGAACGGTGATGCACAATCAAATGATATTGTAAATTTAGGATTATGATGCTTTCTAATACTACGCTGTATGTCAGTTAATAGTGTAGCCCACTCCAGCTTTGATGTGCCTAGGAAGTGCATCCAATCTTGAACACCTTCTTTAAGTAAGCCATCATGTATGATAGTAACTAGTCTATGTAAGATTAAATGTATATCACACATGTTTTGCCCACCCATTGACCAACCATTGAAATGATTGTCTGGATACTGTGTTGGGTCACAGTATTTCTTCATGCGTTGATACCAATCTTCAGCTTCTGTGTGATTCTCACCTTGTAATACATTTAAGAACTTACATGCACCTGTACGATTATTAATAAAGTAATCATTGTTGATATAAGTTCCTTGCACAGCTTCTTCATAGCTATTAATGTTTGTAGCTTTACGTCCTTCTGGTGAACGACATACCCAGGCTGGTATATCTAATATCATACCATAGTCCATGTAAGTGTCCATCCATTTAAGCACCTGCTCACGTTTCTTTTTAGCTTTAGGACAGTTAGGATTTTTCCAATCACCTTCCCATACACCTTTACCAATCTGAAAGCCACCACTATCGCCTAATACCCAAGCACCTGGCTCTCTCTTTCTAACCATATCTTCTTTGGGTGCATCTACAGTAACATCTAAGTTAGCATGTCCTGCAGAGTATAGCGACCATTTATAAGTAAACACACCTTCCTGACTGTTTAACCAGTTTAAATGTTCCATATCTGGTAAGTTCTTAGGCATACGTAGAGGATCAACATAGTCGTTAGCTACTCTTTGTTTACCTATAAATGTTGCATAAAAAGAACTTAATGCTGGTAAAAATACTGCATAGTCATTCTGTTTTGCTGTTAAGTCGTCGTGTTCTACTCTCTTTGCCATTTATTTGCTCTGTGCTGGTAATATATAATTGTAAACTGCAATACCTGAATCAACAGTAATTTCTGCCGCACCATCATCACTCATTTTAATAGTTTTATCACCTGTTAGATCTAAGATACTAATAAACTGTTTTACTGGCCATGCCCAAGCTCTTGCAAGTCCTGTTCCGCCTACTGAAGGTTGAAATACAAAGTTACCTGCGTGTGTTGAATGATCACCAAAGTATAACATTAAATCACCGTTCTCTGTTTTAGCAGTCATAACAGTTTCTTCACCGTTTGCTTGTGCTTGAAACTTTAATCTCTGTATGCCAGCAATAGTAGGTTCAAAATCTACATTCCAATTAGCACCTTTAAACTTAACTGTTTTAAGTTTCTCAGCAATAATCTCACTAGTCATAAATCTATAGTCATTTTTAAAGTCGCCTGCGGCATTTTCAAAGTGTAAGCCTGTTGGAATCTGTTCACCGTTTCTATCTTGACGTTGTACACTAATCTGTGCATTTTCTTTATACTCTGGAATACCTAATAGTATTTTAAGCTTTGATAAGTTAGGCATACCAAATGTACCTACAAACTCTGATACTGGCTGTTTAAATTTTGCAGATACAACTACTGAACGGTCCTCTGCTAATCCGTCGATAGTAGTTTCACTGTCTGTGCCTGTTACCTTGACTAATTCAATAAAGCCAAGATCAAACGTGTGCTCTACTAAATCTAATAAGTGATCTCTCATTGTTTTCCCTCGTGATTAATATTAATATTTTTATTATACATGATATTTAGATCGATAACAACTCTATCTAAAATTATTTTACCAAACTGAATCATTTTCTTTTTGGTTGTGCTAATGTCTGTGATCCTTTGATTCTTTCTATTTGTCCAGGTTTCTCAACTTCAAACCAAGCCATTCCATATGTTTCTCTAAACTGTTTTATTATTGTATATCCAATATTTTCTAAGTGATGCTTTACTAGTCTACCAGGAGTGTAATATTTAAATTTACGCTCTACTAAAGTAATATTGTGAGGTAAATCACAGTCATTGAAAGTGAAAATCATTTTACCTCCAGGTTTCAGTAAATTAAATGTTTCACGTAACATGCGTTGTGTCATATTCATTGACAAATTATCAAAGAAGTTATAAGCAACAATAACACCAAGTTGTTCTTGTGGTAGCTGTCCAAATATTAAATTACTTTCTTTAAACTCAGGCATAACATAAGATCTTAATCTAGAAGTATACCTAGGTCCAAATTTATTAATAGCTATGTTGTTTAATTCTTGTGAAAAATCTATTAGATATAAAGGATCTGCACTTACCATTGCTTCAGTTAAGTCGCCATGACTAGGACATATTTGTAGTCCAGGTTGATCCCAGAATGTGTAACGTTTAATTCTTGACAAGAGATACTCTCTTGTATCCTCTGATATTTCAAGTTTTCTATTAATTTTAGTGTCAATATCTTCTGTGTGAAACCATTCATTGAATCTAGCTTCACTATCAAGTAGATATTCTTTTTCTTGTTCGTGTATGCGTTGAGTAAGCGAATGATCATAGTCTAAATGATCACTTTTAAATTTATCTAACGAACGCATGATTCCGTCACGATGATCAGTAAACAATGCTAGATAGTCTGGATCCTCAATCTCTGCCTGTAACAAATTAAATATTTGATCGTTCATTGACGTAAAGGTATTGATATCGTGTTTTCTAAGTTTGTCTCTGTACGCTACTAAATCACTAAGTTTCATAATTAAAATTCAAATAAGTTATTAAAAGTATTAGCAGTCTGTGTTGCGGCCGCCAAGTTCCAGTCTAGTCCACCTAATAGGTTGTCGACTTTGTTGTCAACAATAGTGGCTTCCATTAATTCGTTATCAAACGGTAACTCCTTAAACCATTGTGGTATGTGTGTTTCATCTGTAGGATATCCTATTGATGTCCAACCTAGTGGATTTGACTTTAACTTACATACAATAATTTTCATACCGTCAATACATTGTAAACTATACTTGTCTGAATTCATTCTACGCATAGTATTCCAATTCATACCTGCTCTAACGTGCCCTGGCATGTTAGCTTTACCTAAACGTTTTTCTTCTTTAGTATACTTTGTTAAGTTATTAACACGCTTAGGAGTACCCTTTTCCCATCCTGGACGCTCTCTAAATTCATGTTTGAATTGCAAGATTTGTTCTGTTACTTGTTCTTTGCCAGCACCTGTTAGTACATTATGCAACACGTCACTTAAAAAGTTTTGAATAACAGGCGGAGTATCTGAACGTTTCAAATCTAAGCCCATAGCCTTAATTTTACCTGGCTTACCTTCAGTATCTAAACGCTTGCCTTCGTTGTCATATATCATAACAGCATAGCGTTTCTTAGTAATAAACAATCCTTTGTATGCTACAATCTCACGACCGCCTCTGATAATACTACCTTGCTCCTTGGGACAATGAAATGCTTTTTCCATAAAGCCTGGAAAACTGTCATTTACTGAATCTGATATTGTATCATATAGTTGTATAGCAATATCTTTTGACCATTCCATACGACCTGCTTCAATATCATCTTTCAATGTCGGATATGCACTAAAGTAACATGAATCTGTATCGCCATATATAATTGCTTTACCAGTATGATCATACTCACCTGTGATTAGTTCATTGATATGTGCATCCATATGTTTAGCAATAGCACGACCTGTCAGCGTAGTTGATTGCCCAATACGTTTATCAAAGAATCTACAACCTGGATTAAGAATAGCACCATACAGTGAGTTCAAGTTAATCTTCTTAACTAGCTGTCGCTTATCCCAAAACTCTATCTCTTTTTTGTCTGTTGCATTGCGTAGTTTTGCTTGTAGTTCTTTACGTTCAGCATACCATCGTTTAAGTAAGCCAGGAACCACAGCTTCTACTTCATTAGTAAATATTGTACCATTGGCAGTCAGCAACCAGGGTCTGTTGCTATCAAATATCATCTTCCATATATCAGCACCTGAGTGTACACTTTCTTCACCAGTGTTCCAATCAATAGTTATTTCAGTACCTATTTCTTTTGCCATGACTGCTTCATATTCTAATGATCCAAACAGTCCTTCCCATGCTGATGCAAATGATTTCCCTTTGCTTTGTTTTTCTTTGATATATCTATCAGTCATTATAGGACGTAGTTGTCCAATGATAGTTTCGTTACCCATGTTTAATGCACGAATAGCACTTGGATATAGTGAGTTAATATCAACGGATCCAATGTAATCATGCAGTCCTTTTTGCGGAAATGCTACATAAGCACCTGCGGCCTGTGTGTCTTCATCAGTTAGTCTTTCTCGTCTATTAGGAACTACCATGCCACGTTCATGAGCTTCATTAATAATAGCTTGTTCTGTAACAGCTACAGCACCCATTGTTGTTTGCAGTAGCACTGTATTTGCGTGTGCTAGTTCATTTGCTAGATCTAAGAATCTTAGTTTATCGTCTAATTTTTTAAGCAGTAAAGTATCTTGTCTATTGTATTCAATAAACGTTTCAAAGTCATTGTTGTACAGTTGATCCAGTGTACCTTCATATGGTGTTTTACGTTCTTGTAGTTCATGCTCACCAATAGCATCTAATGAATAACTATGTCTTTCTTCATATGTATACTTTCTGTACAGTTGCATATAATCCATATGCACACGACCAATAAGATCAAATGTAATGTTCTCTGCACCAAAGCGTTCAAATGTACGCTTCTTAGGTAGCTGTTTAAATAAGCAGAACCGGCGTGTGTCGTCTTTACTAAGCACTCTAGTAATGCGATTAACACAGTATGGTATATCATACCCCTCTGAGTTCCACCCTGACAATATATCAGCATCTTCTATTATTCCTAAGAACGCTTGTAGCATTTCCCCTTCACTATTGAATAAGAAAGTATCTGAAAACTTTGCACAGGTTGCTTCAGCTTCTTCGTTGCTCATTGACTTAGGCGGTAGTACTAGAGTAACCATTTTGCTTAACCAAGTGCAATATACTGATATAGCTGTTATAGGATTAAATGGATCTGCTGGACTTGAATATCCTCTCTCAGGATCAAAGTCTACCTCAATATCAAAAAATGCTACATTAAGTTCAGGAGCGTCTTGTCCTATATAATTATTTGCTAAACAGCGGAATACAGGATTAATATCACTTTCAAACAGTTTACGATCGCTGTTAATACGTAATTCTTTGTGAAACTCTTTTGAGTTATGAGTTTTAAACCTAGTTACTTTATCTCCGTGAATTGATTTTTGCTTGCCTTTTGGATCTTCATAGTAAAACACAAATTCAGCAGGATACGTTTGAAACACACGCTCACCGTTTTTACGCTCTACGACGTGTATCTTATCTCCTTGCCTATCAAAATATGCGTCTATGTAACTCATTTTTCTCCTTTAATATAGTATTGTACACTATTATATAACTTGATGTCAAGTTTTAAATATTCATTCAGTGACTCAAGTAATTCAGTATTACCTTCCACATGTTTTTTTATTCTGTTTCTAAGGGTAACCCACTGTTGTTCTGTAACATTTCTTTTCTTACCACTGAGTGATTGTGGATATGCTACGTTGTTTTGATCAAACCAATCTGTTAGATTAGTAGTAAAACTGTTATCGAAATTAAAAAATATAGCATTCTTACTCGGTAATCCGGCTATAAAGCGTAATTGCAATTCAGTATGCTCGTCGTTAGCACCTGCAGTAGTTAATATTTTTAATGTATCAAATTGATCAAACACATCGCTGTCTGAGTTAATTGTTGTATAACGTTGGACGTATTCGCATAGTCCACTGTACCATCGTTCAATTGGGTTGCGTAACACTATTAGATATCTATAGTCTTCAGGTATAGCGTTTTCGTAGAAGTTTGTTAGAGTGCCATCAAATAACAGTTTAGTATATTCTGTTGCATTTTTAGGAATGTTGATGTATACCAATTGGTCACTCTGCCGTATAAAGCATGTACCCATTGGGTGATTTGGCCATCTATATCGATGTATTCTGTGCATCTTTTCTCCGATCACTTATGGCTGATCTACCTTCTACATGCAGGTTAGGCCTGCGAAACCGTTACCACCAATAGCTGGCAACTCCGTATCCAAATATATTTACCACAGCAAAGTAACTTGTTAGCACTAATGGCCAAGCTAGTCCTCTGCGATAATATGCGTATGCTCCTGTTATACTGCCTACAAAAAATCCAGGATACACAATAAGCATGTTTGGTTCATTTGCTGTGTCGGCTAGTATTATGCTAGCTATAACAGTAAAAATAAAACTAGTTAGTTCAAATCCAAATGCAACAGGATCTGAACGATAGCTTTTGATCCAAAAGTCTTTAACTTGTTGCAATTAAAGAGTATGACCTACTGTTGATAAAATATCTTCTAGTAGTTGATGATCTTGTTGTTCTCTTGTAAAGTCAGCTTTGTGTGCTATCTTAATTGCTTTATTTAAAATACTAGGTTTGATCTGTAGCTCTTCTGCTACTGCTTTAACAGTATCTCTGAGACCTTCGTTGAGTGTTTCAACTTCACGCATGACCTGCATGCCTTCGTTAACCAGTTGTGTTAGTTTAGCTTTTTGATCGCCGCTAAATGTAATTGAATCTGACA